ATGGCGAGCGTGCACGCGCGGAGGAACCGCGCAGGAGAGATCACGAGCTATCAGGTGAAGTGGCGCGACGGCGGTGGCCGGACAGGCGCCCCTCAGTCGGAGAAGTTCGACGGTGATGAGGCCGGCCAGGAGGCCGCCGCCATCTTCAAGGCGGCCGTGGACGAGGCGGGCCAGCGATGGCCTCTCGGATGGGTGAAGGGCCAGGGATTCATCGTCCCGGAGGACCCTGGGGCCACCGAAGACGCGCGGTTCAGGTTCCGCGCATTCGCCACCGAGGTCATCGAGAACAAGACCGGCATCGAGGAGCACTACCGCAACGCGTGCATGCGCGAGCTGGAGATGTACGTCTTCCCCACCTTCGGCGAGTGCGACGTCCGGTCCGTCGAACACTTCAGCAGCACGACCGTACGGGCCTGGGTGCGTGTCCTTGAGCGGACCATGGTCCGCAAGGGCCGAGGCCCGTACAACCGGAAGATGTCCCCCAAGACCATCCGGAACCTTCACGGGCTGCTCTCCAGCATCCTGAACGAGGCCGTACAGGCCGAGCCGCCGCTGCGGGCCCGGAACCCGTGCGAGCGCACGAAACTCCCGCGGAAGGACGACGGCGGCGCAGTCGCCGGCGACGAGGACGTTGAGTTCCTGACCCCTCAGGAGGTGGCCGCCATCCGGGCATGCATGACGCTCCGCCAGGACCAGCTGATGCTGGACGTCAAGTACGGCACCGGGGTCCGCTACAGCGAGATCACGGCACTCGCCCCGTTCTGCCTCCTCGACGCCGGGACGCCCCGTGTGCGGCTCCAGGTGCACCGGGCGTGGAAGAAGGACGGGAACGGCGGGTACTACATCGGGATGCCGAAGTCGGCGCGGTCGCGCCGCACCATCCGTGTCAGTACGACCGTGATCGAGGCCCTCGCAGAGCTGCAGCGCGTCGAGGCGCTCGACGTGGACGCGCACTTTTTCACGGGGGACGAGGGGCAGCGGCTCCACTACAGCACGTTCTACGATCGGTGGCTCCGCGCCGTGCGCAAGGCCAAAGCCGAGGGGCTGCTGGCCGTCTACAAGAACCCGACTCCGCATGACCTGAGGCACTCGCACGCGGCCGCTCTCATCTCGGCCGGCCACTCGCTCACGTACGTGCAGCGGCGCCTCGGCCACGAGTCGATCAAGACCACGTCGGACCTCTACGGGCATCTCTTGCCCGAGGCGGACGACGACGCGATGGAGACGATCGAGACCGCCCTGCAGGGCGCCCCGCCAACCCTCCGCGCCGTCTCCTCGGCGTAGCGCGGCCGGCGACGCGCCGATGCCCCGGCGGCCGAGCCGCAAGAACGGCTCTGACTGCCGGGGCATCGGGAGAAGGTCATCCCCACAGGAGCCACGTGACGGCCGTGGCGGTAATCGCGCCGACCACCGCGCCCAAGACCATGCCGAGCTCGGGGCGGCGGCGCTGCTGACTCGTCTGGACGGCCGAGGGGGCCGCGGCCGGCTCGTCGAGGAGGCGCTCGATGCGCAGACAGGCCACCTCGGCGCGCAGATCGTCCACCTGCCCTCGGAGGGACCGGAATGTGAGGGCGAGCGTGACAACAGCAAGGGTCAGTACGCCGAGGACCATTACCCGGACTACGTCCGTCATTTCTTCCACCCATCCCGGCGTAGTCGCCGGATCCAGGTCTCCCCCCGTGCGCGCGCTGTGCACTCGGGCCGATAAAGGGGCTCGCCCGCCGTGTGGGGGTTGGCGGGCGAGCGACCGAAGCATGGTGCCGAGCTGCCTATCCCCAGCCGGGGTCGTTCGCCGGCTCGCTGGGTGTCGGTGTCGGTGTCGCGGCCGGTGTCACCTCGGCGGAGCGGCCCCATCCCGGATCCGCCTGAGCGGCCGTGTTGATGCCCACGACCGCGGCGACGGAAAACAGGACGCCGACGACAATCTTGATCACTCTCTGTCCCATGCGAGTCCCCTCCCTGTATCGATCACAATTCGAACGCGCATACGCCTCTTGACGTGGACCCTACGCTGACATGTGGCGATGGCGTATGCCACCAGTTACCTAGTGAAAAGTTGGACAAGTCCGAAAGAGGACAAGAACAAGGAGCGCGGTATGGAAGTGGACGCCAGTCTTCGGCTTACGGCGGAGGAGGAGCAGGCCTACCGCGACGTCGCGGAAGGGCGGCCAGTGGCCGCCTCGGGCGCCCTCGACCGACTCCGCCATCTCGGCCTCGTACGCGACATCGGAGGCACGGTGGTCGCCCTCGACCCGAGGATGACGGCTCAGCACCTCCTGACCGGCTACCACGGCCAGCTTGCTCGCACGCTCCAGTTGATGAGCCAAGTCGCGCAGGTCGAGGCGCTCTCCCGCCACTACGACCCGCAGCGCGCGTACGGCGGTCCGGCCAGCGAGTTCGTCCACAGTAGGCAACTGATGAACGAGCGGATCGGGCACGCGCTCCTTGACGCGCAGGAGGGGCTCCTGACTGTTCAGCCCGGTGTGCCGAGTGAGCGAAACCCGGAGGTCCTCCAGGAGGCCATAGTGCGGGCCCGTGCGCTCCTGGAGCGGGGCGTCATGGTCCGGTCGCTCTACCCGGCCGCTGCGCTCACCCACGCGGCGACGATGGAGTACGTCGACTGCGTCATCGAGGGTGGCGGCGAGGTCCGCGTGGGTCGCGATCTTCCACCGCGCATGGTCCTGGCGGGCAGGGACCTGTTCGTCGAGAACCATGTCGTACCGGCGGAGGTCGACTCGGGCTGGCACATCAAGGACGTTGCCGGCGCCGCCTTCGCCCGATCGGTGTTCGAGGGGTACTGGGTCAGAGCTACGCCGTGGCAGGAGGCACGCGCTGCCCTCGCGGACGCCGTCACCACTCCGCGTCAGCGCATGATCCTGCGCGGCCTGGGTGAAGGTGACACGCAGGCGGTCGTGGCCAAGGCGCTGGACGTGAGCGGCAGGGAGGTCGGCCGCGAGCTGGAATCGCTGCGCGACGAACTGGGGCTCAAGTCGACGAACCAGCTGATGGTGTGGTGGGCGACGAGTCGAGACAGGGAAGTGCCGTAGCGGCCGCCGCCTGTAGTCGGGCGGCGCGGGGGTGACGTGGGCCATCAAAGATCCAAAAATGCCTGGCTAGCCGTGCATACAAATGATCATGGTGCATTCAGTGTGGGCATGTGGTCCGCCCAAGTTCAGCCCCGCCCCCCGACTGGGTGCTTGCCCGTCGTGCTCGGTTCGGGGCGAGGGTGCGCGACGCGCGGATGTACGCGAACCTGACGCAACAGGCCGTCTGCGAGCGTTCAGGCCTCGGGCGGGCGACCGTGCAGGAGATCGAGGCCGGGCGCGCCGCGCCCACGGTCGACACCGTCTTGCTCCTGGCGGACGCGATCGGGATTCCCCCTGGCGAGCTGTTCGAGTAGCTCCGGCCGGAAGGTCTCCGGCCGGAGCTGGGTACAGCTACAGGGCCGGCTGGCCGCTGCCCGGGCAGGTCTCGGTTCCGGTGCCGCCGCGCTGGTGCATGGCCGTCGGCTCGCCGGTCGAGGCGCCCACTCCTGCGCCGCAGACGGGGCAGGATCCCTCACACATGCCGGGGTCGAATCGCTTGCTCACGGTGCAGTCCTCCTGGGTTAGGTGGTGCTGACGGTGGTGCGATGTGCACTCCCCGGGCGGTGCCGGGGAGGGTCAGATGGACGCCTGGAGGTCGAACTCGCGGCCTCCGAGCGTCTGGCCCGAGCGGGCGGTGTAGTGGAGCAAGCAGAAACCGCGGGCGCCGTTGTGGAAGAGCACGCCGAACCCGGGGTGCTGGGCGTCGGAGCTGTACGCGGAGGACTCGGCGATCTGCTTGTTGCCGCTGTTCGCCAAAGCGGCGGCCAGGTAGGCCGACAGGCGGATGGGCGTCGTGGACTTGTTCTCGAACAGGGCCGGGTAGGGGACCTCGGCCGGGGGCTCGCCCTCGACGGGGATTTCGGGCCCCTCCCACTTGTCACCGGGGGCCGCGGCGGCCGTGACGCCGATCCAGGCCTGTGCGCCGGTGGTGAGAGTGACGTGGATGCCCCGCAGGTGCTCCGCGCCGCGCTCCCACGGTACGGAGGACAGGACGTCGGGTGCTTCCGCCAGCGCGGAGAGTGCGAACGCGTGGAATGTGTCGAGGCGCATTTGGTGATCTTTCGGTCGGTGGCAGCCGAGCCAGTCTAGGCAGGCGCGGAGGATCCCTCGGGTGCGATGCCGAGAACGAGCGCGGCGAGCATGCAGGCCAAGATCAGGCAGTAGATCACTTGCCTCTGCCACTCCCTCACGGGGCGGCCGGCGCGAGCGGGGGCAGGCCGGGACGCCCGACGAACGGCGCGCGGGACTCCTCCGCCGCGCGGTACTCACGGAACGTCGTGACCATGCTGCGGACGACCATGGCGAGCTGCCGGGCGTACGACCAGGGGCCGAGGGGCCCGTCACCGGGCCCGTCCTTCTGGAGCATGGCCCAGTCCCGCAGGGCGCCCTGCCCGCGCACGGGACGCCGCCCGGCGGGAATCGCCTCGATGCCCTCGGCAAGGCTCGCGGCGTGCGTCAGGAGTGCGTCGGTGAGCTGCGCGAGCGCCAGGGCGTCGGGGTTCTGCTGCATCGTGAGGGCCCGGCGGACGGTGAGCAGCGCCTCGTCCTCCGCGTGCTCCTCGACGGACGTAGCGATCTGGCGGAGAGGCGTACTGAGATCAACCTCAATGGTGCGCTCGGACTGCTCGGGCATCAGGTGCTCCCTACCGTCGCGGGGCTGTCGGTACTGCGACGGTAGGGGCCTCAGGAGAGTGCGAGGGGTACGAAAGTACCCCCTTGTCTCAGGCGGCCAGGAGACCGACTTTCACCGCCAGTCGGGAGGCTCGCTCGCGGCGGCCGGCGGTGCGAGCCGAGCACTCCTCAAGGATCAGGGACTTTGCGTACCCGTTGTAGCGGATGGTTTCCGGCGCCGCCTCATGGGCTTTCTCGAGCGTCGCGATGGCGACGTCAGGCTGGTTGTTGAGCTGGTAACCGCGGGCTTCCTCGATGCGGTGCCGGGCGCGCCGCGGCCGGGACGGAATCGTCGTGGCGTCCGCGCGGGCGGCCTGCCGTACGGACTCGCCGCCGGCGTGCAGCTCCACAGCGACGGTTACCGCGTGGGCGCCCATGATGGCCTGAGAGAAGCTGGTCACCGGGTGGAAGTAGTCGTCCGGCAGGGCCTTGGCCATCTTGCGGGCCTTGCTCCAGTGGCTCCAGGCCGTGCCCTTGCTGCCCCTTCGGGCCGCGGTGTACCCCGCTTCGAACCGCAGGGCGCCAGCGATCGCGAGGACGCGGTCGTCGGCGTCCGGCAGCAGCGGGGCGAGGTGCTCCAGTGCTTGCATGGTGACGGCGTCTGCGGCGTCGTAGTGGCCCGGGCCGGAGTCGCGGTGTGCTTGTGCCATGAGCCAGGCCGAGACGCCGATGGCGTGCGGGTCCGTGGACTGGGCGGCGGCGACCATGCTGCGCTCCGCGACGCGCCACAGCAGCGACGGATCAGGCTGGTACGCGAGGAAGAACTGGCTGAGCGAGTAGGTCTCGCTCAGCACTGCCTGGGCTGCACGCCACTCGGTCTGCGTCTCGGCGTGCTGTACGGCGAGGTGGGCATCACGGATGAGGCCCGGCAACAGGCTGCCCAGGATCTCGCGGTGGTTCGGCGCCGAGTGCCGCGACTGCCAGGCCACCGAGAGTCGTGCCGCGAGGTGTTCAGCGCGGGGCGGGGCCGCCGTTGGTGCGCCGATCGGCAGTGCATCGACGGCGGCGCGAACGGCGGCGAGCCGGGGATGGCCTGGGCCTTGGAAGAGGGGGGCGGGCATGTCGCTGCGTCCTGTCAGGTCGGATAGGTCCCGGACTCGGAGCGCCTCGGCGCACCGCAGTACGGTGCCGAGGCCGGGCTCCTCGATGCGCCCGCTCTCGACTCGCTTGACCCACTCAACCGACATGCCGACGAGGCCGGCCAGAACCTCACGGGTCATACCGCGGTGCTGACGCAGGATCTGGAGTCGTGTGCCGAAACGCACCGGGTCGGCGTACGGGTCGGGGGTAGCATCACGTGGCATGGGCCTTGCCCCTATCTCTGATCAGACTCGACACCTGTCAGGGTAGGGGGCAGGGCCTCTCCCATGTGATCCAGAACGCAAGAAATCGCCCTCTCTCGCAGGCTGCGAGAGAGGGCGCGTCGGTTCAGGGGTACTGGCGGCGGGTGGGGTCCAGGGCGGCGGCCTCGGCCCGCTTGAACGGGGTCTGCGTCGGGGTGGGTGCGGTGGGCGGGCGCTGGCAGGCGAGGACGTTGGGGTCGCCGCCGAGGGGCTGCAGGGTGTACCCGTCGGGGCAGGGCTGGCCGTCGGTGCCGTCCCGGCCGTCGTCCCCATCCTGCCCGGCGGGCCCGGTCGGCCCCTCAGGCCCTGCGGGCCCGGTGGCACCCGCGGGGCCCGCCGGGCCTTCCGGGCCTGTGACGGCTGGGCCGGCGGGGCCGGTCGGCCCGGGCGGGCCCGTGATTGCCGCGCCAGGCTCACCCGGGGTACCGGGCGGCCCGGTGGCTCCGGGGCGCCCGGGCTCCCCTGGCTCGCCCTTGGCTCCGGTGGGACCGGCGGGCCCGGGGATGGGCACGGGGACCGTTGTGCGCTGAGGGAGGTCCTCGACGGCCTGTTCCGGGTCGGGCGCCGCCGGTGCCTCGCCGAGGGCCTCGACCTGCGCGCGCAGGACGCGGACGTCGCCGGCGAGCGTCGAGGCCGCGTCCCCGCGGAGATTCGCCTCGGTGATGGCCTGTTCGCGGGCCTCGGTCTCGTGGGTGATCCGCAGCCACACCAGTACGACCGCGCCGGACAGCACGAGGAGGAAGGCAGCGAGCCCGAGGGCGCGCCACCGGTGGGCGAGGGTGCGGCGCAGGGCGGTGGGCTGGCGGTGCGTCGTCGGCGTCACGCGGGGCGTCCTTCCAGCTCGGCGAGGCGCACGCGCAACCCGTCGCACTCGGTGGTGAGTTCGGCTATCCGATGGTGCAGGGCGGAAGTGCTCGCGCGCTCCTCCGCGAGCTCGGCGTAGGCCGCGGCGAGCTCCTCCGCCTTGGTGGTCAGCTGTCGCCGCAGCTGCTCGCGCTCCTCCTGGAGGTCGTCGACGAGTGTCGAGTAGCCGCCGAGGACCTGTCCGTCTCGCGCTGAGCGGGACTGGCTGCGGTGCCCGGCGAGGGAGGCACCGGCCGCTGCGAGGCCGACGAGGATGGTCCCGAGTGCGCCGAGCGTCGCGATGTCCACGCGGTGGCCTCCGGTCTGTGGGGCTGGTGTTACTGGCGGGGCGGGAGGGTGCGGGTCGGCGGCTGGTCGGTACGGAGCCAGCCGGGGAGGAGCCGCTGCACGCCGGGGAGGGCCATCACGCGCGTGAGGCCTCCGGCGACGGCGAGGGCGCCGGCGACCCAGGGCAGGGCCTCGGGGATCCCGGCCGCGGTGACGATGGCGGGGAGGACCACGGCGATGCCGAGCCCGGTCTGCAGGACGGTCCGTACGGTGCGCTTGGTGCTGTCCTTCATGGGGGTGGTGTCCTTTCAGGAGAAGAGGAGGTGCCAGGTGAGGGGGCCGGGATAGCCGTCGGCGTCGCCCCGGAGCTGGGGCTGGGAGCGCTGGAAGTCGCGCACGTTGAGGCGGTCGGCCTCGCCCCACTGCCGGGACGGGCCGACGCGGTAGTGCCGGCCGTAGCCCTTCTTCACCAGCTGGCGGCCGAGCTGCTCGATGGCGGGGCTCGACTGGCCGAGGGCGAATGCGGCGCGGCCGGGGAACGGCGGCCGCGAGCGGCCGGGCGCCGGCGTCTCGGGCTTCTTCGGCGGGACCGGCGCCAGGTCGAGGAGGGCGGCGACCCGGGTACGCATCGAGTCCATCGAGAAACCGCGCGGGTCGCTCTTACCGGGCTGCCACTCGAGGTGGCCAATGACGGAGCGCTCGCCCCAGCCGTACGCGCGGCAGACGGCGGCCGCGGCCTTGGCGATGGCCTCCAGCTGGACCTTGGGCCAGGGGTCCTTGCCGTCGCCGAGGTTCTCGCACTCGAACCCGTAGAAGTACCGGTTGCCGTCGGTGTCGGCCTCGTCGTCGACCGGCAGGGGCCGCTCGTCGGTGACGGCCTGGAGGACGTCGCCGTCGCCACTCCCTGCGTGGTTCGCGCGACCGGCGGACAGCAGGTGCACCACGCCGTCCTTGGCGATGACGCCGTGGCAGAGCGGGCCCGGGAGCCCGGCGTACCCGTCGTGGCAGATCCGGACGGTGGTCGTCGTGCCCTTGGTGACGGTGTGGTGGATCATCACGCCGTGCACCGGGCCGAACGGGCCCTTGTGGTTGCGGTTGTGGGTGCGCCAGCCGTCGTGTTCGACGACGGTCAGGCCGGCGCCGCGGAGCGCAGCGAGGAGCCGGTCCGCGGTCAGTGGTGCGGCCATGGTGAGGACCTCCAGAAATGCAGAAAGCCCCGGCCGGAGGCGGGGCGTACGGGGTGTGAGGGGTCAGATGGGGCCGTCGATGAACAAGCCGTCGAGCATGATCCCGTTGGTGTTGTTGCCAGCCGCCGCGGGCACGCCGAACTGGAGCGCGCCGGACGGCTGTGAGGTGGTGCGGACGCCGTAGAAGCCGGTGGTGCCGCCGGCGAGTTGCCAGCCGTGCTCGAACGTGGGTCTGTGCGGAGCATTGAAGTTGAAACCCGTGGTGTTGGAGTTGGCCACGAGGGTTCCGGCGACGACGGAGATGCGCCCCTTCAGCTCCCAGCGGTCCTGCCCGAGGACGCGGAGCTTGCGCAGCATGGGGGTGAGGGTGGCCGCGCTGAATCCGGTGACAAAAGTGCCGAGGGTGGTGAGCGGGGTCCACTCCATGACCTCCTCGAACAGGCGCGAGTTGAGCTTGCCGGCGGTGAGGAGCTCCCCCGCGAGGAACGGGATGTACGGCGCCACAGGTGCCTCCTACAGGGCGAGGACGAGGGGTTGGGCCAGGGCGACGGCGGCTCCGGTCGAGTGGGCCTTGACGATGCCGTTGATGGAGCGGACGACCGTGGCGGTCTGCGTGAGGGTCGTGCCAGACATGGCGGTGATGCGGACCTGTTCGCCGCCGATGAGCACGTCGAACGGGAACTCGCTCGGGAAGGCGGCGCTGTCGATCCAGCGGGGCCCGGGCGAGGAGACGAGGGTCATGCTGGTCGCGCTCGATGAGACGCCGGCGCCGAGGGTGCAGCCGTCGGTGTCGAGCCGTCCGAGGTTGGGGTCGTCGAGGACGCCGACGGTCCAGGGCCCGGCGGGGGTGCAGTTGAGGACGACGTCCCACGTGTAGAGGTCCAAGACCTGGCTCCAGCCCTGGACGATCAGGTCGACCGGCCCGGGCGGCAGCCAGGAGGGGAGGTTGGTGAGCCGGATGCGGTCGCCGACGGTGAGCCCGAGGAACGCGGGGATCAGGTGGGGTGCGGCGTGGAGCATGAGGCGCACGCTGGGGTAGCGGGCCTCGTCCCAGGTGCCCAGGTGCAGCCGCCACCCGGCGATCTGCGGGGGCTGGTCGTCGTTGTGCAGGTTGAGGGTGACGGAGTCGTCGTAGACGCCGATGCCGTTCGGCGGGGCGGCCGTCGACATGGGGCCGGTCTCCTGGACCGACCGGGCCGAGGAGCCGGCCGTCCGCGTGACGGTGACGTCGTTGCGGCTCTTCTGGTCGTCGTCGACCGGCTCCAGCGGGGGCCCGATCTCACCCTCGGCGGTGTAGCTGAGGGTCATTCGGGGCGTCTGGTTGTAGAGGGTGCGCAGGTCGCGGTAGGCGAGGGAGGCGTCGGTCTTGGACTCGTAGAGGATGCCGCCGTCGGCGTCGGCGCAGTCCTGCAGCAGGGTGAGGAGGTCGGCGGGGCGCTGGGGGCCGAGGGCGGCGGACGGGTTGGCCGGGTCGGTGTAGGTGGAGAGGGCGACGGTCCGGCTCTCCTCGTTCGCGAGGCGGGCCATGCGGGTCGTGGCGGTCTCGCCGGTGAACCCGTGGTCGGCGGAGGCGTACGCGGCGGCGACGATGTCGGCGGCGAAAACGGCGAGGTGGCCGATGCTGAGAGTCGGGATGCCAGGGCCGAAACTGGTGTCGACCTGGTTGACGACCCCGACGGTTCCGGCGTAGCTGCCTGACACGGGGACGCCTGACGACACACCGACCTTCGTCCACGTGATGGTGTACGAGACGTTCCCGCCGGACTGCTCGGCGGCGAACTCCAGCCTCCACCACGCGCTCCACAGGTTCGTACCCGTAAGGATGGTGCTGTCCAGTGCCAGGGCGCCGGTGGCGTCGTAGCCGAGGATGTGTGTGCTCGTGCTGCTCATCAGGATGCGCCACCGACGGATGGTTCCCGTGGTGGTCCACGAGAGCATTTCCTGTTCGGCGGCCGGTGGCGTGCCGTCTGCTCGGTAGGGCAGGCACAGGGCCCATGCGGTGGATGCGGTGGTGGGGACGCGGCCTCGCAGGGTGGCGCCGGGGGCGACGTTGGGCAGGGCGGCCGATCCGCCGAGGCTGTCGTCCTGGGCGAACTGCCACCCGGTGACGGCGAGCGGGGCGACGCCGGTGATCGGCGAGTAGGCCTGGGTGGCGCCGTCGTCCTCCTCGCACGGCCAGTAGGCGAGCGGGGAGTAGGACGGCAACCGTCGGCGCAGCGTGGAGGCGAGGGCCTTGGTGCCCTGGCCGAGGCGGCGCAGGGTGCCGGAGGCCTCGACGGACACCCACACGTCCTTCCCCGAGACGTCCCAGCGGGTGGGCCAGGAGGAGATCGCGCCGCTGAAGATCCGCTGCTGGTTGGAGATCGACCCCTGCGGATTCATCGTCCAGACCTTGCCCGTGGAGTCGGTGATCGACGGAGCCCCGGGCGTCTGGCCGGCGAAGGTGGGTGAGGCGACGAGGGTGCCGGCGATGCCGTTGCGGAGCTCCATCGCGTGGAACTGGCCGAGGGGCTTGGTGTACAGGAGGTTGGTGGCGTTGCCGACGGCGACGGGCGTGGTGGAGTTGAAGATCGAGGTGACGCCGGCGCCGGTGACTGGGTCGCCGAGCTGGGTCCAGGGGCCTGCGATCGTCGGGGCGGTGTAGAACGTGGCGGTCCAGCCGCCGGAGCCGTTGTTGACGTCGAGGGTGGCCCGCCAGGCCATGCGCCGGGACGGCGGGACGGCGGGGGTGGTGGCGCAGTGCGCGCCGATGGTGGTGGTCCCGTCCGGCGACCACTCCAGGTAGGGCCGGCCGTTGCGCTGCTGGAACATCCAGGAGCGTTGCCCGCCGGTCGTGATCCACTTTCCTGTGAGGTCGGTGCCCTGAATTCCAGCGGGAGTGGTCCACAGGTCGAGGGTGGCGTCGAAGCGGATGTCGATGTCGCCGGTGATGTCGAGCGCGGCCGCGTCCGGCGTCGTCGCTCCGGTGTTGGTCGTCCCGCCTGTGACACGCAGGTACGTGGCGCCTCCGAGGACGGACACCTGCACCGGGGTGTTGCGGCCGATGAGCCCGTAGTACGGGCTCATCGGGTTGCGCGGGGAGTACTTCCCGAGCCGGTTGTTGAACTCCAGGCTGGCGCGGGACGGGTTGGTGCGGGCGCTCTCCTCGGAGCGCCCGCACTCGATCCCGATCGGCGAGCGGGTGTAGCAGTCGGCCGTGACGTCCGTCCAGACACCGCCGATCTGCAGCTCGGTCCGGACGTCGAGCGGGGTCTGGGGGAACGCCACGACAGGCCTCCTCTACTGCCCGAAGGCGACTTGGACGTTGCCGCGCCCCTCGACGCGGACGATCTTTTGCAGGAACGTGCGCGTGGCGGAGTCGCCGCCGGTGGTCTCCAGCCGCACGACGACGACCCCGCCGGCGCCCCCGCCCTGGCGCAGGAGCGGGGCGGCCGGGGCCATCTGCTGCCCGGTGAGCAGCCCCGCCGAGGACGGCGGGACCTGCGCGAGGGTGGCCATGGAGCGGGCGACCGCGGGGCGGCCGTCGTCGATGCCCTTGACGAGGCCGGCGGGGATCCACTGGCCGAGCATCGCCATGACCCGCGAGGGCGACCGGATGCCCAGCGCCCGCTTGATCGCTTTCTGCATGCTCGTCGCGATCTTGAGCATCTGCCGTTCGATCGCCGCCTGTTGCTTCTCCAGGCCCTTGACCAGTCCCTCCGCCGCCCTGATGCCCGTGCCGTACATGGCGTCTCCGGCGACGGTGCCGGCCCTGTTCGCCGCGGCGACGAGCTGCGCCTGGGTGGAGTTGATCTGGCTGATCTGCCCCGCGGACGCGGTGGCGAGGGCGGACGCCGCGGCGCCGCCCTGCTCGGCGCCGGCCTGCGCGATCTGCGCGATCAGGTCGGCGCGCACGCCCTTCTTGCGCAGGGTGGCGAGGTCCGCCGCGAACTTCTTGGCCTTGGCGAGCTGCTGGTTGAGGTTGGCCCAGATGCTCGTTGCGGTGGTCCCGCCGGCGTCGGCGTTCTGGGTGATGTTCGCGGCGTCGAGGATCCCGGACCGGACGTCGGCGATCAGGTCCCCACGGGCCTTGACGAGGTCTTTCAGGCGCCCGTTCGCGGTCTTGAGCTTGGCGGCGACGGATGCCTCGGCGCTGGCGAGCTTGAGCAGCTGGTTGGTGCCCGAGGTGAGGATCGCCGTGGCGGCGGATCGCTGTCGGTTCGCGGCGGCCAGCATCTGCCGGTTGCGGTCCTCGATCGCCTTGTTCTGGCGCCGCGTGCCGCCCTTGACCTTCGGGGTCAGCTTCACTGTGGTGGCGTCGGCGATGATGTCGGCCATCTTGGTTGCCGTCGACCTGATCTGGCTCATCTGGCCTGTCATGCCGACGATGAGGCCGCGGGCGATCCAGCGGCCCTGCGCGGTGGTCACGCGGGACGGGGACTGAATGCCGAGGGCGTCGGCGATCGGCCCGGGGATGGCGCTGCGGGCCCAGCCCATGATCTGGGACCGGAGCCAGCCGCCCATCGAGGAGATACCCCGCCACAGGCCCTGAACGACCGCTACGCCCTTGCTGTACAGCAGGGAGCCGAGGCTGCCGAGGGCGCTGGTGATGCGGCCTGGCAGGCCCTTGATCCAGGCGACGAGCCCGACGGCCTTGGTGACCACACCGGACTTGATGCGGTCCCAGTGGGCCAGGAAGTAGCTGACCAGCTTCCAGCCGAGGACGTAGTTGAGGATGTAGCCGCCGATCGCCTTGATCTTGGTCCAGAGCCAGTCCCAGACGAGTCCGGTGTAGCGCTTGATCCTGTCCCAGTTGGCGATGATCAGGACGACGAGGCCGATGACGGCGGCGATGGCCCAGCCGATCGGGCCCATCGCGATGAGCCACTGTGCGGCCATGACGGCCGCCCAGGCGACGGCGCGGGCGGCCATCATGACGAACTGGGCGCTGGCGGTGATCGCGGTGCGGACGACGGCGGCGATCCACGTGCCCATCGCGGTGAGCGCGGAGCCGACCCACGCGGCCGCCGTGGTCGCGGCGGAGGCGACGGCACCGGCCGCGATCTTGATGTAGACGCCGAGGCCGATGGCGTTCATGCGGAGCCAGTTGCCGATGACGGTCCAGCACGACGCGGAGATGATCGTGTGTGCGCCGGTGACGACGGCGGCGATCGCGGAGTAGGCCATCATGGCGCCCTTGACGGCGAGGACGGTGAGCGCGAGCCCGGTGAACGCCCAGCCGAGCGGGACGACGATGGCCTGGTTGTCCATGGCGAACTGGGCGATCTTCCCGCCTACTTCGCCGAGCTGTGCCATGGCGCCGCGCTTGAACTTCTCCAGGGCCCGGGTGGAGTTGTTCTCCAGGGTCTCGGCGAGGCGGTCGGTGGCTCCGGCGGCCTTGTCCATGCCGCCGGCGGCCGCCGCGGACGCCGGGTCCAGGGCGTACAACGCGTCACCCATAATGTTGGCGGGGTCGCCGAACAGGGCGGCCGCAGCGTTGAGCCTGACCGTCCGGTCCTCGGTGCCGCGCAGGGCGTCCATGGTCATCTGGAAGGCCTGTTGCGCGCTCGTCCCGCCCTCGCGCATCAGCCGGCCGACGGTCTTGCTCGACAGGCCGATGGACTTGTAGGCGTCGTCGACGGCCTTGCCGCCCTTGAGGGCGCTCTCGCCGAAGATGCCGATGGCGTCGGCGACTTGGTCGGCGTCGCGGGCGCCCGCTGCGAGGGCCTGGGTGAGGAGACCGGTGGCGGTCTTCCCGTCGAGGCCGATGCGCTGCCACTGGATGGAGTACTCGTTGAGGGTCTCCAGGTAGTCACCCGACTTGTCGGCGGCGCCCTGCATGCCGACGGTGATGATGTCGAGGGCCTCGTCGACGTCCTTCGCCAGGCCGGTACGGACGAGCTGTCCGGCCGCGGCGGTGGCCATGGCGAGGTCCTCGTCGAAAGCCTCGGCGATCGCGAGGACCTTGGTGGTGACGCCTTCCAGGCCGTTCTCCGCCTCGGAGGTGTCGCCGATGTTCTTGTAGACGCCGCGGATCGCCTCGTTCACGGTGGCCGTGGAGTCGCCCCAGGCCTCCTGGTAGACCTTGGCAGAGACCTGCGCGAGGGCGGCGGCCTCGGCCGGGCCCGCGCCGAGCTGGGCGGCGAGCTTGTCGCCGGCGGCCTCCATGTCCATCGCGGTGACGACGCTCGCGCCGAGCGCGGCCGCGAAACCTGCGCCGATTCCGGCCGCGGCCGCGTTGAACCGCTCGCCCATCGCCGAGACCTCGCCCGACGCGCGGTCCCGGGCGACGAGGTTGAACACGAGGGAGGTGTCCGACACGACGGATCACCCCCTTCGCATCTTCTCCTCGGCCTCGTCCATGGAGGCCTTGTACGTGTCCAGCCAGTCGAGGGCGGCGTCGGCCTGCTCGACGGTCATGAGGTCCCACTGCCAGGGGCGGATGCCCAGGAGGTGGGCGGCGTTGCCGAGCTGCCTCAGTCGGCGATCGGCAGACTCGCTTTTCCCTCTGCCTCGGTGTCGTCGAACGCGTCCTCGATGTCCGCGTCGATCTGCTCCAGGGCGGCCGCCCGCTCGGCGCCGTGGGTGCCCTCGGCGACCTTCTCCCGCATGTCGCGGAGCTCCTGCTTGGAGTACTCCAGCGTCAGCTCGTCCCACGCGAAGTCGACGTCGTCGAACTTGGTGCGCGGGTGGTCGCGGCGCAGGAAGGTGTAGAGCAGCGCGCGCCGGCACAGCGAGTTGCCCTGGAGGACGGCGGTGGTGAACTCGCTGAAGTTCTTGCCCGTACGGCGCTCCAGGTCCTCGCGCTCGACGGACATCAGCTTGCGCGGGTTGTAGCGCCAGCGAGTCGGCTCGGCCTGGCCCTCGGGCTTGTAGACGAGAAACATGCGGGTGGTGCTCCTATCCGATGCGGGATGCGAGGCGGCGGGCCATGTCGGACATGGCTTTCTCGACGGCCTCTTTGGCTTGGGGACCGACGCCCTGCATGGCGTGGTCGAACCAATCGACCTTGCCGTGCTGGGTGACCCAGGAGTCGGCGCGGCCGTAGACGAGGTGGCGCCAGCCGCTCGCCCGGTTGGTGCGCTTGGGGGCGTTGGGGAAGTGGCGAATGTTCTTGGTCTTGAACGCCTTGACGCGGGCGCCGGACCAGCGGCCGCCGAGCTTGACCTCGGGCCGGATCTTGCGGGCGACCGAGGAGCGCAGCCCGGGGGCGGTGCCGGGGCCGGCCGAGGCCATCGACATGATGCCGCTCTTGGCCTCGGCGGCCGCGGGCTTGAGGGCCTCGCGCATGTTCTTCGCGAGCTCCTTGCGGAGCTCCTTGCCGTCGGCCTCGGCCCGGATGGCCCGGGTGAGCGCGGCGAGGCCCTCCTGGGTGTCGATGTGGAGCTCGAACGGCAGGCCGTTCGCGGCCATCAGGCGGTGGCGCGCAGCACCGGGCCGGACGTCGGGAAGGACGCCGAGGAGGTGGCCTCGTCGCCCACGCTGCCCTCGATCGGCTTCCACTCCTTGATCAGGACGCTGCCGGTGTACTTGGGGTTCGACGTGCCGACCGCAGCGTTGGTGGGGCGGACCTCGAACGGGACGACGCTGCCGAGGAGTGGCCACATGATGCTGTCGATGCGGGTGTTGGCGAAGTCCTGGAGGAACTCGCAGCCCAGCTCACCGGACTTGAGGCCGCCGATGAGGACCTTCCATCCGGCGCTGGCATAGGTCGTGACGTCCTTCTCCTCGACCTCGACGCCGAGCTCCGCCTTGCGGGCGTACTCGGAGAGGTCGACGCCGTTGAGGCTGACGTACTCGGCCGTGAGGACCATGAACGGCATGGGTGATCACCTGATTCCCAGAGAGACAGCGAACATGAACGAGGGGGTCGTGCCGGAGACGCTCCAGGCGACCCGGTAGTGCGTGTCAGTGATGGCCGAGGCGTCGGTCCGCAGGGCCTGCCCGCCGGCGGCCGTGGCCGCGTCAAAACTCAGGCGGGTGGTGGGGGTGGCCATGCCGACGGCGTCGTCCGACTCGACGGAGACCGTGAGCGAGGGCGTCGTCCCGGCCACCGACAGGACGTGCAGCGCGGCGTAGAGCCGCTTCCCCGCGGGGATGGCGCCGAGGTTGAGGACGGTGCCGGAGCCGGTCGCGGTGCGGGCGGTACCGGGCGGGTGCCCGATCTGCCCGCGGACCAGCGGCCAGCACGACTTAGCGCTGCCGGTCCACGGGGCGACGTCGCCGACGGCGCCACCCAGCTGGTAGTTCGAGCGCAGCGCGCGGGTGAGGTAGGCGAGGGATCCGACCGCAGCGGTGTCCGGGCAGATCGTCCAGGGGCCGACGCCGCCGAGCTGGGCCCATGACGCGTCGTCGACGAGGCCGGGGTCACCGGCCTCCCAGAACCCTTCCCCGGCGATCTCGGCGGCGCCGAGGCCGCCGATGACGCCCTTCCAGCCGCTCGTTCCGTAGGTCGTGACGTCCTTCTCCTCGACCTCGCCGGAGAGCTCCACCTTGCTGCTGGAGCCGGTGAGGTCGGCGCCGATCGCGAAGGCGCGGACGTTGGTCAGGACGAGGCTCATGACGGGGCCCCCTTTCCGATGACGCGGATCATGAGTTCGGCGCCCACGTACTGGATTCCGGCGTGCTCGTACCAGCGGTAGCCCTGGATGCGGGTCACGCGGAGGTCGTCGGCCAGGCCGCCGAGGGCGTACTCGCCGGGGGCGCCGCGGGCGGCCTCGATGGCCTGTTTGAGGGAGGCGGGGCCGGAGCCGTCGAGGAGGTCGTCGAGGAGCTCCTGGCCCGCACGGTCGTCGGCCCGGCCGACGAGGACCCGGCACGTGAACTCCGCCTCGTCGAGGGCGCGGCCCATGGCCTTGTCGTACTCGACGGAGTACTCGCCGACGAAGAAGTGCGGGGCGCTGACGGAGTCCGGGACATACCCGGAGGACGTGAGGGCGGCGGTGCCGGCGGGCATGACGACCTGGCGGGCGGCGTCCGCGATCGCGGCGCGGACGGCGGACATGCGCATCGGGGCCTCCTATCCGAAGCCGGGGACGATGAAGTGCTCGATCAGGGCCCACACGTCGGGGTCCCGGCGGGAGAGCCGGACAACGCCCCACTCGGCCGACCCGGTGACGCCCTCGGGTGAGTCCTTGCGGCGGTAGAGGCGGGCGGCCTGGATGAGGGAGGCCTGCTCGATCTCTTCGGGGACGTCCGGCCATCCCCACTGGGCGGTGACCCGGACGCGTGTGGCGCCGGATCCCCAGCTCGCCGTGGTGAGCAGCGCGGTGACGGGGCGCCCGCGGGCTAGTGCGTTGTCGGGGCCGGTCTCGTAGCCGGTGACCGGCGTCCAGGCGCCGGCGGTGCCGGTCTCGACGACGAGGCCGGTGGCGCTGCCGATGTCGTCGACGACCAGGCGCTCGCCGTCGCTGCCGCACACGGTCCGTCCGGCCGGGCGGTAGAGGCGTGCGGTGGGGGTCTCGTCGAGGTAGAACCGGCGGCCGGTCGCCCGGTCGATCCCCCGGCACGCCGCCGTGAGCGCGGTGGTGAGGAGGTTGTCCCGGCTCGTGTCGTCGTCGGCGAGGTTCAGCATCGCGCGCAGATCGGCCAGGGCGGCGTACAGGGGGGCGACCACGGGTCAGGCCTTGCGGCGTGAGCGGGGCCGCGTCTCGGCCGTGTCCGGGGCGGTCGCGGTCTCCTCGTCCGGCTCCTGCGGCGCGGGCTCGGGGTCGGTCTCCTCCGCCTCCTGCTCGCCCTCGTCCTCGTCGGTGGTGTCCGGCTCGGGCTCGGTGACGGCCTCGGCGGCGTTGTAGCGGAGCAGCTGCTCGGCCTCGTCGTCGGGGAGGTCGATTTCGTCGCCGCGGTCGGGCCATTCCTGGCCGTCCCGGGTGCCACTGATCTTGATCTTCATGCGCACGCGCACGGTGGTGCTCCTCTCGGTGAAGGGGTCCAGGGGCGGGCCGGTTCGGGCCCGCCCCGAGGGGTGATCAGGCGGCGTTGCCGATGAAGTGCTTGATCGCGCCGGTGGTGTCGACCTGGTCGCCGTCGCCGCGCAGGATCGCGCGGTAGGTGATCAGGTCGGTGTTGAACGCGAAGTCGTCCGACCGCTCGAAGCGGAGCGACTCGACCTGGCGGACGAAGTAGGTGGAGAAGTCGCCGAAGAGGATCGACTTGGCGCCCAGCGCGACGGCCGGCATGTTCGGGTCGGTCCGGACCGGCTTGCCGAGGATGGTGTCCGGGCTGCCGGCCTGGAGGCCGGGCTGCCAGAGGTACTGGCCGGTGGTGTCCTTGAGCTTGCGGACCGCGGCGACGGTGGCGTCCCGCATGAGCCAGCCGCAGGAGCCGGACTGCCGGTAGGGGGCGATGACGCTGTAGAACATGTCGATCAGGTCGTCGCCGCCCGGGGCGCCGGCCACGGACGCGGCGCCGGTCTTGCCGAGCGTCGAGGCGGTCAGGACACCGTTGGGCTTGGACGAGCCGTCGCCGGTGACGAGGTGGACGCCGAAGCCGTTGCCGAGCGCGCGGCCGGCCTGCATGGCGAGGTAGCCCAGGAGGTCGACGGCGGTGTCGTTCGCCAGCTCGTGGGAGACCTGGAGCAGGAAGCCGTACTTGTACCCGTCGAGGCTGACCTGTCCGAACGTCGGCTCGTTCGCGGACAGGGTCCCCGCCTCGGCGACGATGGACGCGGACGAGGAGTGCGCGGTCGTCTTCGGGATCTGCATCTGCTCGCCGGTCGCGGTGCGCAGAACGGTGGGCCCGGCGGCCAGGACACCGGATGTCTCGATCATGTGGGCGACGAGCCGGTTGTAGAAGCTGATCGGGACCGTGTTCGCGCCGGCGGCCGCGGTGAGCTTGGACAGCGTGCGCTGGTCCAGCGGCAGTGTCTTGTCGGGAGCGATGTCCAGGGAGCGGCTGCCGGACGCGCCGGTGAGCCAGTCGCGGACCCGCTGGACCTCCTGGTCGGCGGCGCCGCCCCGGGCCTCGGGCGCGGGCTCCTTCTCCAGGAGCTGGCGGAACGTCTCGTCGGCGTCCTTGGTGCGCTGCTCGGCGGCGGCCAGGTCCTTCGCGCGGACGTCGATGGCGTCGATCTCGCCGTTGAGCCGCTGGTAGGTCTGGTCTTCCTCGGCCGTGAGGTCGCGCTTCTCGTCCTCGGCCTTGTCAAGCAGGGCCTTGACCTGCTCCCAGAGTCCGGCGCGCTGCTCCTGGAGTCGCTTGATGTACGCGGGCATGTGCCCTCCTTGGGCATGACGACGACGCCCGTGCGGCCGGTGGCCGGGGCGTCAGGTGTGGACGGGGTTGTCGAGGTGGGTGTCGCCCTGCCTCAGGGGGTGCGGCGCAGTTCGAGCTCGGCGCGCCGCCGCCGGATCGCGATGAGCGGGTGGGTGTCGCCCTGCCCGCTCGGCGCGAGGTCGAGGGTGGTCGGGGGCTTGGCCCCCAGGAAGCGGCCGAGTTCGCCGGTCTCGGCCGCCTTGCGGACCTCGGCGAGGTCGGCGCCAGCCTTCTCGGCGAGGGAGCGCAGACCGGTCGAGGTGTCCATGTACGCGGGGGTGTTGACGGGGGCGACGTCGACGAGCGCGCCGGAGAGCAGGGTTCGCAGGGGGAACCCGTCCTCGGTCTGCGACCAGTCGTCGGCGAACGTGCGGAACGCGAACGAGCTGCGGCGGACGTCGCCGCGCTGGACCAGTTCGTAGACGTCCTCGCGGGAGGCGGGGACGTCGACGCTGTAGTCGAGGCCGGTGCCGTCGACGAGGAGCCGGAGCGTCTCGGCCTCGGTGGTGCCCAGGAGCCGGTTGTCGTCGTGGTTGTAGCGGGCCATCACCTCGGGCCAGCCGTCGCCCTCGCTCTTGGCGAAGAACCCGGGGTCGAGGCGCTCGACGAACCCGCCCAGGTTCTGGCTGAGCTTGTTGAACTTCGCGGCGTAGCCGCCAATCTGGCGGGAGGTCCCGCCGGTGGCGCGGACCTCGACGAGGCCGCGGGTGAAGCGGCGCTCTGCGTCGCCCATGGTCATACCTCCTGGGTCGGGGTCCCTGCAGGAAGGGCGGGGAGCGGGCCGTAGATCTGGCCGGCCGGGCCGGGGATGGGGGCCTTGTTCTCGGTGGCGCGGACCTCGTCGCGGTTCTGCCAGCCGTCACGGATGGCCATTCCGTGCGCGTTGTAGCGGTCGAGGAGCGAGGTGCGGATCATCGCGTCGACGTTGAACCGCACGTACTCGCGGCCGGGCATGAGGCGGGAGAACACGTTCTCCAGGCGGACCATCCACGGCCGCAGGGTCATCGCGGCCAGGTCGTTGGCGTCGGCCTCGGTGCTGGAGTACGTCATCGACCCGCCGGCCTCGCCACCGACCTTCGTGGGCGGGACGCCGTAGATCGCGGCGATCTGCGTGGCGTTGAGCCGGAGCGACTCGATGAACTGCGACTCCTCCGGGCTCACCGACAGGGCGGTGAAGTCCCAGTCGGAGCCGATGACGAGCGGCTTACGGGCCCGGATCCGCGCGGACAGGCGGTCGGAGATCTCCTCGGAGTCAGCCGGGGAGATGATCCGCTGGGAGTTCTTCAGCACGGCCGGCGGGGTGCCGCCGTTGGCGAACCAGCTGCGCCCGTACTCGGTGATGGTCAGCCCGAACCCGATGGTCTGGGCGAACGCGGCGACCGGGGACAGGCCGACGACGTGTCCGGGCAGGACGATCCACGGGATATGGACGATGTCGCTGGTCTCGACGTGCCGGCCGCGCCAGTAGTAGACGGGCCGGACGGGGTTGAGCTCGTCCACCCACACGTCGTCGGGGTTCAGCCACTCGATCATCGTGGGGAATCCGAGGGTGTCCCGCTGGGTGATCAGGCCGTAGGCGTTGCCGCGGAGCAGCATGCTCGTGAGGCACTTCGTCAGCCACGTCACAAGGTCGCCCTGGGAGTCGGGGGCCCAGAAGAGCTGGGGGACGAAGTTCAGCGGCTCGCGGGTGGAGCCGTCCCGGCGGAACAGCTGCAGGGGCAGGGTGGCCACGGACTGGGAGATGATCCGCACGCACGCGAACACGGGGATCAGGCTGAGGGCCCGTTCGGCGGACATGGCCGTCGGCGACGGGCCTCCGGCGCCCCAGGGCAGCGAAGTGATCGCCCGCTTCGTGATCTGGCCGAGCCGCCGGAACGGCGCGGCGAGCGCCCTGGTCCAGCGCGGCATACCGCCACCTCCTGTCATCCGATGCTGCTGAGTACGTCGTAGTCGTCCAGGACCGCCGGCCCCTTGGTCAGCAGCGCCCAGCGGGCCTCGGTCACCGCGACGAGCGGGGCGACGTCGACGAGGGACGCGGTGCGGTCGATGACCCAGGCGTCACCGATGCGCCGGGTGCGGCCGCCGTTGACGGCGCCGGTGAGCGGGGCCTGGTCGATGTGCCGGACGGTGTCCTGCCGGATCGCGTCGGCGAGCTGGCCGCACGCCTCGGTCATGTCGCCGCCCCGCACGACGACGAGGTGTCCGCGGTGCGGCACCGGGTCACCCTTCTTGTTCTTCTTCGGGGCGGTGATTCCAGCGGTGACGAGGTCGTCGACGAGGGAGCCGGCCGGAGTGCCGGAGCCGGACACCGCGACGACGAGCGGCTGCCACAGAGCGGCGAGCCGGACGACGGCGGGCACCACCCAGGCGGTACCGGCGCGGCGGTCGATGAGCTCCAGGTGCACACGTCCGTCGGGCCGCTTGATCGCGGCGCCGATGCTGGCGTGCTTGCGGTCCTGCGAGACGTCGACCGCGAGCGCGAGCTCGACGGCCGCCGGCATCGAGGAGGCCTCGGCCAGCCCGGGCCACTCACCCTTGGGGATGTTCGGATCGTCGGGCGGCGTCGACTTCCTCGTCCGGTTGAGGTACGCCCGGTCGAACTCGGCGGCCTTCATCTTGTCCAGCTCGGCCCGGATGGTGTCCTCGGTGACGGTGTGGCCGAGGGCGGGCAGCGTGGCGTACCACGTGGCCGGGTCGTCCCGGGCCATCGTGTCCGGGGCGAACCATTCGAAGTACGCCGAGCGCGGTCGAAGCGCCGCCGGGTCCTCCTCGAGCGCGGCCCAGAGAGCCTCGATCAACTCGCGGCCCTTGGCCCGCTTGCCGTTGAGCCAGACCGACTTTTCCGTCCCGCCCGCGCTCGCCCACCACAGCTGCGCCATGGGGCGCGTGAGCATCGCGGGGGAGAACGCTTGCTCCAGGCGGTCGTCCTCGTGGGCGAAGGCCTCGTCGATGAACCCGAGGTCGAGCGGCGGCCCGTGCCCGGCCTTCTCCGTGTTGGCGGTGATGCCCATGCGGCTGCGGGTCTTGGGCCACAGAATCGCCTCGTTGCCGTTGGACTTGCGGATGCGGGCACGCGGGGCGATCGGGGAGGCGGCGATCTTCTCCCAGAACTCATCCTCCCAGCGCTCGCGCGCCATGCCCCGGGTCTGGGCGGCGTAGACGATCCGCTGGCGCTTCCACGCGAGCGCGCGGTGGACCTGGGCAGCGAGGGTGAGCTCGGTCTTGCCCTGCTGCCGGGAGACCGACAGGCCGACCTCGCGGTGCACGAACAGGCCGGTGGCCGGGTTGATCTCCAGGGCGACGTCGCTGACGTACTTCTGCCACGGCATCGGCGGGGCGCCGAGGCGCTCCATGACCTTCCACAGCTTGGGGCCGAGGCTGGGGAAAGCCGGGTTGCGGGGGGTGCCCCAGAGTGGCGGGCACGTGAGCCCGTACCGGTCGAGGAGGTCGGCGGCGAACGAGGCCGGCGGCGCCCAGGTCTTCTCAGATGTCGCCGAGGTCGCCGAGGTCGTCATCGTCGTCGTCATCCACGGTCCGCCCCTCCAGCAGCGCGGCTACGGTCGCCCGCAGCTCGCGCGTCAGCTGGGGGAGAGTCCGGGCGTCGGCCAGTCCGCGTACGAGGTGCCCGCACTCGTCGCACGGGACGGGCTGCCCGCCGTCGACGAGCTCGGCGAGCCGTACGGCGGTGGCGGCGAGGGTGGGCTCCATACCTGTGAGGTCGCCGAGCTCGTCGAGGTCCTCGGCGAGCGCGGTGCTCACCGCGCCGAGCTCGTCGACGACGACGAGACCGGCGGACACGCCCCGCATGCCGCCCGGGCCGGACGGTGCCGCATCGGTGACGACTGGGGGCAGGAGGGCGACGGGCGCGACGCCGAGCGCGACGGCCAGGGCGAGGAGCTCGTCGACGTCCACGCGGCGGGTGCCGGCCTCAACGCGGGACAGGATCGGCTGGGAGATGGCCAGGCCCTCGGTGGCGAGGCGGGCGACGAGCGCGGCCTGATCCCAGGAGCGGGCCTCGCGGAGCCTGGCCACGGCCTGGGCGACGTGCTGCCCGGCCGGGCCGATCGAGGTGGCGCGTGCCGCCATGCTCCGCCTCCCCTCAAGTCAGGCCCAGGAGTCGCATACGGGCTGGTCAGGGCCGGGGGGAGAAAAATGAAAGCTGGGCGCGGGGCTGGGAAGAGGCCCCGGCCAAAAACTCCGGCGCGCTCAGCCGGAGTCGAGCCCGGGCGCAGGGTCAGGTGTCGTACCAGTGACCCGGTCGTTGAGCCATAGGCGGGGCGCGCTGCTGTCCTGCGTGCGCTGGGAGTCGGGGTGCCCGACGGGCGGGTCCCAGCCGAGGGCGATGAGCGCGGCCTCCGTCTCCTCCGGGATGTAGACCTTGGCGACCTCGGCATGGGTGGCGACGTCGAACACGAGGAGCTCCAGCTCGATCCTCGGGAGCTCGTCGACCTCCGCGCGGAGGGTCAGCCCGCGGACGGAACGGCTGATGTCCACGTGGTTGACCTTGACGGTGCCGCGTCCGGCTCCGTCGAGGGCGATCTGTACCGAACGGGGTTCGGGCATGGGGCGCTCCTAGGGTCCGGCGTACCAGTCGCGTGAGGTGTTGAGGGGAGCAGCGGCGGTGAGGGGCTTGTCGCTCTTCTCGCCGTTGCAGTTCCGTCCGCAGGTGGGGCAGCGGTTGACGCCGTGCGCGGGGGCCCAGTTGTCGGGGTCGCGGGGGTCGCCGCCCTTGCTGACGGGGGTGATGTGGTCGACCACGTCGGCGCCAGCGTGGCCGCAGAGGTGGCACACGTCCTGCTCGGCGAGGAAGTGGGCGCGGGCCTTGCGGTAGCCGTACGCGGTGAGGTCGCTGCGGTCCGCCATGCCCTACCCCGCCATCGTCAGGCGGTGTGCCCGCGCTGCCTCGGTGGCCTCGGCGATGGCCACCCAGCCGGTGTCGAACCCGCAGCCGCACCATGCGTGTGAGGAGCCGTCGTGCTCGTACTGGATCCATCCGGGGACGCTCGGCTCAGCCACCTGCCGTACGCCGTACTCGATCTCTACGAGGTGCTGGGCCATCGGGTACCTCCTGGGGAAGCTGAGCGGCGCCCAGTGACCTAGGACTGGGCGCCGTCACGGTCCTTGCGGATACCGCATCCAGGCGGTGGCCAGGGGTGCACTCGTGTCGAGGAGAGCCTGACTCCGTCCCTGGACCTCTGTTGGCCGTACGGGCTACGGCCGGGTCTGTGGGATGCCGACGAGACGTAGGGCGCGGCTGCGGGTGGCGGCCTCGGCGCGGGCGACGTCCACGTGCGCGTAGAGGGGGTGGCCACGGCCGTTGAGGCCGACTGCCTTGAGGTGGCCGCGCCGGGCCCAGGAACGGATGGTGATCGGGGTGACGGCGGCGGCGCCGGCAGAGAGGAGGCGGCGCCACTGGGTGGCGTGCTCGGCGGCCTCGGCGGCGGTGTAGAGGGTGGCCACGACTCACCTCCGGGAACGGCGACGGCCCCCTCGTCGAGGGGGCCGTGGTGGTGTGCGGGCGCACGTGTGGCGCTGGCATCAGTGTTGCGCTAAGTGGCGATCATGTCCAGCCGGTTACGTGCGGTCGCCACTCAGGCCGGTAGTCGGGGTGGTCGGCGTACGGGAGGGCGAGGAGGCGCAGCGTGGTGCAGGGAGCAATCCCGGCTGCGCCGCCGCGCTGGCATTCCTGGCAGAACCCGATCGTCGGGTCATCGTCGTACGGCTCGATCGGGTGGGCGCTGAGGATGCGCCGCTTGGCTTCGGTCTCGGCGTGGAACCGCCAGGCGGACATGAGGACGGTGGTGCCTCCCATGGTGCCGACCACGTGCCGAGGAAGCGCGGAGCTGACGGTCTGAGCGTCACCGATGCTGCGCTCGTCGTCGGTGATGCGGGCGTCGAGGAAGGCGAGGAGCTCGGTTGTCATAGCGTCTGTCTCTTCGGCGTGTCCGGGAGCACGGTCTCAGGGGTGGTCGGCTGGTAGGCGTTGACCCGGGGGTGGCTGAGGACCGGGTCGACGGTGACGGGGTAGAGGCCGATGCCCCACGCGAGCCGGTAGCCCTTGGCGACGTGCGCGAGGGCGTGGCGGATGGCCTCCTCGGGCGAGGTGCCGTTGGCGGTGAGGGTGGCGAGGTCGGCCAGGAGCGCCGCGTCGAGGGGCAGGGCGAGGCAGGGCGCGGCCGGTGTCGCGGTGTCGCGCGACGCCGTCGCGGTGGCCTCGGGGGGCGTCGCGGCGGGGAGCGCGACGTCGAGGATCTCCGTCGCGCCTGGTGCGCGAGTGTCCTGGTCGGGGGGCGTCGCGGCGGCGCGCGTCAGGGCCTGGACGTCGCGATAGATGGTGTCTTTGCTGACGCCGAGGTTGTCGGCGATCGCGCGTTGGGTCCATCTGTCGCGGAGCAGTTGCGCGACTTTCTCGCGCCGCGTCGCGACGGCGGCCTCGTCTGTCGCGGTGGTCATGAGGCCTCCTGGGCGAGGTGGTCGTGGGCGGCGATGAGGATGCCGATGCGGGCGAGCGGGGGCATGACGAGGGCGCGGTGGGCGTCGTACTCCTCGCGGGTGAGCAGCTGGCCGCAGGCGGCGCAGTCGATGTAGGTCTCCCAGTCGACGCGGCCGAGCGCGAATGCCTGGCAGGCCGGGCAAGGGGCCTGGAGGGTGTCGCGACGGGGCTCGGTGGTGGTGACGGCCCGGATGCGGCGGATGAGGTCGTCGAGCTCGGCGTGCATGAGCGCGATCCAGCGGGCGCGGACGGCGTGGCCGAGGTGGCGGGCGAGGTAGTCGGCGTACGGGGCGCTGGGGTTGATGGGCGGGAGCATGTGGCCGAGGTCGTCGGCGAGTTGGTCGGCCCAGGCGTGCAGGACGGCGTGGACGGGCTGGCGGTCGCTCTGGTCGCCGGCGGTGTCGCGGACGGGCCCGGGCGCGGCCGGGCCGAGGAGGTTGAGGACGTCGGCGCGTACGGGGAGCGGGGAGTGCGCGCGGCCGGCGCCGCCGAACCCTTGGGCGGGGCGGGTGCCGAGTTCGAGGGAGGCGGTGAGCAGCACGAGTTGGCGGGGGATCTCTGCGAGCCAGCCGCGGATGCGGTGCTCGCACCGGGCGCATGCCGTACGGGGGGGCTCGGCGGTGTGGGTGCAGATCAGGCAGAGGCTCACGGGCTCTCCTGCGGGTCGATGATGAGGCGGAGGGCGACGGCGTGGGGGTGCTCGGCGTGCGGGTCGCCGTGCTGCAGGCGGGCCGAGGCGTCGAGGTCGTCGCACCACGCGAGCACGCGGGCGGTGGCGCTCGACTCGGGCCACTCGACGCGGGCGTCCGGGTAGCCGCGGACGAGGTCGTCGATGGACAGGGCGGCGGTGATCAGGCCGCCGGCGCCGTCCTCGACGACGAGGCAGCGGCCGGAGGGAAACAGGGCGCCGTCGAGGGCCCTGCCCTGGCGGAGATGGAGCCGGAAGCCGACCACGAACGGATCGTTGCTCGGCGGCCTGCGCAGGGCGGTCATGGCGGCGTAGGCGTCCCCGGTGTAGCAGATGCGGTCGTGGGGGTGCGCCAGGACCCATGGGCGGTCGGGGTTGTTCCACTCGTAGATCGCTGCGGCCACGGAGTTGAGCCGGAGCTGCTCCTGCGCGGTGAGGTTCTCGGTGAGGCTGGCGATGGTGGTGTGGGCGGTCTCGGCGTCGCTGGGGTGGGCGGTGTCGTCCTGGCCGAGGGCGGCGGCGTAAGTGGCGCTGGCCTGCTGCTCGGCGGGGCTGCCGGGGGCAAGGATCGCGCGCAGCTTCACGGTGGCCACCGCAACGGCCTCGGCCTCCGAGGTGCCGGCCGTGCGCTGGTCGATGTCGTTGACCCAGGCGGCGCAGACGGCGGCGACCTGGACGAGCTCCGCGCGCAGCCGGGCCGGGTCGGACTCGGCGAGGGCCTCGTAGACCTCCTCGAGGAGGATCAGCGACCAGCGGGGGCCGCCCTCGACGATCGCGGCGTCGAACTGGCAAGCGTCCCGGGCCGTGTTGGCCTTCTCGACGTATCCGGCGCGGCCGGTGCCGTCGGGATGGCGCTGCTCCCCGAACCGGGCGAGCTGCAGCTGGCGTTCGGCGTCGAGGTCGTAGGCGAACCGGCGGAGGCCGGGGGTGTGGATGAGAGTCGGGAACATGGTGCGGTCTCCTGGGGTGGGCGTGGGCGCGCCGTCGCGGGTCACTGGCTGTTCTGCGGAGCGAGGGCCTTGCGGAGGGCCGCCTCGGCCCGCGCGGTACGGCCGGCGGGCGTGGCGAGGTCCGCCCGCAGCGCCCTGGCGCGGTCGGGGGTGAGCTCCAGGGCGTACGGCTCGCGGTCGGGCCCGGAGAGGCAGACGGTGACGGTGTCGTCGTCGCCGTGGAGGACGTCGCCGAGGCCCCAGCGCAGCGGGGTCGGGTCGTCGGCGGTGGTCGGGTCCTGCTCGGTAGCCGATGCGTGGTCGGCGCAGAGGACTCCGGTGAAGACCCCTTCCAGGCAGACCTCGCGGTCGCACTCCTGGTCGCCGAGGATCTGGGCGATGCTGCGCAAGACGGCGGCCGCGGCGGGCCGGGGCAGGTTGCTGCGCGTCTGACCGCCTCCGTCGTTGTCGACGACGAGGATCAGCCGGTGGGTGCGCAGGGACGCGACGGTGATGGCGCTGGGGACGTGGTCCATGGGTGACTCCTGGGGGTGCTGAGCGGTACGGGCGAGGCGGCGGCGGCGCATCCGGGCGGTGCCGAACGGCACGCCCCAGACGGAGCAGCTGGGCGAGCGCAGGAGGCCGGCGCGGTGCGCCCAGTAGCGCCAGCGCTGTCGGGGGATGAGCGAGCGGTGGGCGATGTGGCCGAGGGGGACAGCGGCGGCCAGGACGACGAGGGCGGTGAACGCGGCGGCGAGCACCAGGGCGGCCATCACGCCGTACGGGCGCGGCGCAGGGCGCGGCGTTCCCGCTCGTCCAGGCCGCCCCAGACGCCGTACTCCTCGCCGTTGTCGAGGGCCCAGTTCATGCAGGCCTGCCGGACCGGGCAGCCCGCGCAGGTGGCCTTGGCGTCGTGGGTGGACACCGAGTTGACGCGCTCGGGGAAGAACAGTTCCGGGTCCAACTCGGCGCAGTGGCCGAGGCCGTTAAAGCCGGGGCCGGGGGCGTCGACCTGCTCGTAGCCGTGGGCCAGGGCAGCCAGGGCCATGGTCACGATGAGGGGCAGGACCGGGGAGGTGTGCATGCGGGCGCTCCTAGGCGGCGGGCGTGGCGGGGCGGGCGGGGAAGGGGAGGAGCCCGTGCTGGTAGGCGAGGGCGACGGCGAGGCAGCGGGAGGAGTGGTTGCGCTGACCCGGGCGGGTGGCGTCCAGGGCGGCGTACACGCGGCGCATGTGGCCGATGGCGGTGTTGAGCGGCATGCCGAGGACGTCGGCGATGGCCGTGTTGTCGAGGCCGTCGGCGATGAGGGCGAGGATCTGCAGCTGCTGCTGTGTAAGCGTGATGGGCCCGCGGGGCTCGGGGGCCAGGGCGGCCATCCATCCGGACTGGTATGCGATGGCAAGCAGTTCGGCGGAGTTCGCGGCGCCAGTGCGCCCCAGGAGGCGGGCGATGCGCTGGCGGACGGTGGGCTCGGGGGTGTCCATCTCGGTGGCGATCTCCCGGGCGGTGCGGCCGCGGGCGAGGCCGGCCAGGACGGGCAGATCGTGTTCCCACAGGGCCGGGGACACCTGCGAGAGGCGGCGTACGCCGGCGGGCGTGGGGGCGATGGTCCAGCCGTCGGCGGCCAGGGCCTCGACGGTGGCGCGCCCCAGGATGCTGGCCTCCTCGGTGGTGATGCGGTGGCCGAGGCGGGTGAGGGCCTGGGTGGCGACGACGGCGGCCACGGCGGCCGGGACGCGGGGAGGTTGCTGGGCGGTCACCGTGCCCACCTCTGCCACGGGGCGGGGCGTACGCCGTTGCGCTGCCGGGGGATGCTGCGGCGGGGCTTGGGGCGGGGGCAGGTGGCGTGATGGGGCATGGCGCGCCACTCGGCTCCCTCGAGGGAGGGGCGCTCGGCGGTGAGGACGCGGACGCGGAGGCGGCCGGTGCCGTCGGTGTAGGCGCCGAGGTTGCCCTTGGGGTCGGTGGCGGGGTTGATGGCCTGGCGGGCGCCGGTGGCGGCGGTGGTGGCCCATCGGATGGGCTGGCTGCAGCTGGGGCACGGCGTCGAGCCGTGAGGCGTGGACATCGAGGTCTCCAGGGTCGTGAGTCGGGCGGGGAGCAGCGGGTCAGCCGGTGCCGGCGGTGTGCTCGCGGTCGGCGGCGTCGAGGCAGTCGGGGCAGCCACCGCCGGGGGTGGTGGCGCGGTAGGCGCGGCCGCACTCGCAGGTCCGCAGCGGCGCGAACGGGTCGACCTGGGGCCAGGAGCCCTGAGCGGCCCGTGGGGCGCTGCGGGGGGCCGGAGGGGTCCCGGAGGGCAGCGAGATCATGAACGCGCCTTGCACGGGCACGGAGGGCTGCTCGCGGGCCTGTTGTGCGCGGCGCTCGCATCCGGTGCACACCATCCGGTCGGACCGGATGACGGGCTGGCCGCAGCCGCCCGCGCAGCGGCGGTGCTTCTCGGGCTGCTGCGGGATCTTCGTCTCGCTCGCGGGCCCGCGCACGTCCTGTAGCTGAGGTACAACCCCAGCCATCTCATGGGGTAGTACATGGGTACTTCCTGGGTGGTGGGGGGACTGTGCCCCTACCTCCTCGGGGGACTGTCCCCCTACCTGGGTAGGGGCACTGTCCCCCCACCCCTCCTCGCCGGACCTAGGGGGACAGTCCCCCGAGGTAGGCGCCTGAGAGGTAGGGGGACAGTCCCCCGAGGTAGGCGCCTGAGAGGTAGGGGGACAGTCCCCCGAGGTGTCGGTGTCGGGGGTAGGGGCACTGTCCCCCGACCCTCCGTCCGCCCGGGCGGCCTTGCGGGCGGCGGCGGCCGCACGCTTCTCCTTCTTCTCCTGCTGCGCGATCCACACGAGGCCGGCGGCGCGCTCCCAGTCCGGCGTGGGGCACAGCAGCAGCGCGTACATCACGGCGCGCCCCCGGGTGCGGCCCTGGCCGTGGCCGTCCTCGACGATGGCCAGGACGCCGGCGGCGACGGCCGCGGCGAGGTAGGTGCGGGTGTCCTTGAGATCGCAGCGGGACGCGGCGGAGATCTGGGCGAGGGTGATGGCGGCGCCGTCCCGCTCGTAGCGCAGGCGGCCGTCGGCGGAGGCGAGTTGGCGCACCGCGTACAGGGTGGTGAGGAACCCTCCGGTGAGGGGGCGGGGCAGCTGTGCGGCCCACTGTCGGGCGAGCGCGTTGCCGAAGGCGTGCGCGACGCTGTTGCCGCTCGGCCTGCGCTGCTGCTCGTCGTCCACGGGGTGCCTCTCAGGTTGGTGCGGGTGTGGCAGGGCTGGGCCGGGGCGCGGAGCCCCGGCCGGAGCCCTCAGGAGGCGGTGCGGGAGGCCTTCTTGAGGCGGCGCATGATCGGGCCGGGGATGGCGAGCTGTACGGACGCGACGCTCCAGCGGCGGCGCCGGTCGTCCCGGACGATCCAGCCGCGCGCCTCAAGGAAGGCCAGGGAGCTGCACACCTGCCAGGAGGGCAGCGCGGTGCAGTCGACGAGGCGGCCCAGGCGCGGCTGTGCCTCCTCGGGGATCCGGCCGGTGGCCCACTCGGCATGCGTGGCCAGCGCCAGGGCGACGAGCGTGGTCTGGCTCAGCAGCTCGGAGCCGGTGATCCCGCGCTCCCACAGAGCCCGGTACGGCTCGTCGACGGTCGGGTTGTGGAGGCCGGGCGCGATGAGTGGGTGCTGCGCACGGCGCATGACGTCGGCAGGGGTCGGGATGCTCACGGGCTACTCCTGGGGGTGCGGCTGTGGTTCGTCGGTGCGGGCGTTGAGGTAGTTGCCGGGTGGCCAGCCGGGCCCGGGTGGGGACTCGGGGCGTCCGGCGAGGGCGGCGGGGGTGTGGCGGTCGCAGCGCCAGCCGGTGACGTACAGGCGGGGCCGGCCGAGGCCGTGCGGGCCGGGGAGCTCACACGGCCGGAACGGGCGGCGGGTCATGGCCGGGGGCGGATCGCGCTGCAGTGGTTGCACTGCACCTGGCCGGGACCGGCCGGGTAGTGCGGCGTCTGCAGGTGCCCGCAGCGCGGGGTGTCGCAGGCCACCCACACGTACCGGCGGGGGGTCGGGACTACGCGGTGCAGCCGTACCCGGGGGCGAGGGAAGAAGAGCCGGTGCAGGGCCCGGGCACTGGCCACCGTGAGGCATCCGACGCCGACGGCGGCGGTTGCCGCGCCCAGGAGCAGCAGCACGAGGACGGCCAGGGGGAGCGCGTCACGCATCGCGGCCTCCGATCGCCCGGATCTCGGCCAGCGCCAGCCCGTACGCCTGGCAGGCGCCGGGGCAGTACCAGCGGCCGGGCTCACGGGAGTCGGGCCAGGAGACGCGGACCATGCGGGCCCTCGGCCGCGGGGCGGTGGCGAGCTCGCCGCACCCCGAGACCGGGCAGTCCCGACCGGTCGGCACCGGGGCCGGAGCCGTCGGCGTACCGACGTGGCCGCGGTTCCACGTCTGCTGCGCCGCCGAGGCCCCCGCGCGTTCGGCCCGGCGGGCGCGGTTCTGCGCGTTGAGCGCGTCACGGCACGGCTGGCAGAACGGAACCTTGCGGGTGCGGTGCTGGTTGTAGCCGCGGGGCGTGCCGTGCTCGATCGTGTCGACGGGCGGCGCCTCGACGGGCGTCTCGACGACGATCGGCGCGGCCGCTCCGGCCACGTGGGCGGCGCGGGCTTTCGCCCTCGACGTCTGCAGCGCGGCCCAGGCGGCGCGGCGCTCACGGTGGACGTCGTTACGGCGGTAGCGGCTCCCTTCGTGGCTGGTGCACAGCCGTCCGGCGGCCGACCCGCAGGCCGGACAGGCGACGGAGACCTGCGGGAGGGTGAGGGCGGGGGCTTGCATCACGCGTCGGCCTCCGGGTCGTAGGAGGCCTCGGCGACGACGGCCGTGACGGTGTAGCCGGTGGACGTCCGCTGGTCGCCGATCCGCACGTCCAGCTCGCACACCTCGGGCTCGTCCTCGTCGACCGCCCACTCGAAGAACAGGGCGACGGCCGCCGGGTGCTCGTCGCTGACGAGGTCCTCACAGTGCGCCCGGGCGGCCTCGGGGGTGACGTACAGGCCGACCGGGAACGGCGAGTGCTCGTACGCGGCCCGGTAGACCGTGACGGCACCGGCGGGCACGGCGGACACCGACTCGACGGCGACGAGGGCGAGCGTGGCGTGGACCTGCGCCTCGGCGAGGATGGCCTCGCGCACCCCACCGCCGGTTCCTCCAGCCATGCGGGTCAGGTCCTGCAGGAGGCGCTCGGCCTCGTGGTAGTGCTCGGGGCCGGTCATCCGTGCAGCTCCATCTCAGTGCGGCGGGTGGTGGTCGGGCGCTCGCGGCGCCACTGGACGGTCATGTAGCGCGAGCCGTCGCGAGACGCCCGCGTCTGGACCTGAACGTTGATGTCGGCCGGCATCACCAGGCCCGGCACGTGCGCGAACTCCATGCGCTCGGTTCCGCGCAGGTGCTCGCCGCTCCAGGTGTCGGGGAGCCAGCCGCCGAGCTGGCGGTAGACGTGCCCGTAGTAGTCCGGCTCCAGGTCCTCCACGACCGGACCGATCAGCGGAACCAGTCCGTACGCGGTGAACCGGACCTCGGCCCGGGTGGCGCGGTGCGGTGCGGCTGCGTGGGTGGACCCGCGGGCGTTACCCGTGTCCTTCCCTCGGGTCGCCGCGTCGGCGAGCAGCTGCTCGCGCTCGGCCAGGAGGTCCCGGATGTCCCGGTCCAACTGGCCGATGGTGCGGTACGTGTTCTGGCCCGCGAGGATCTCGGCGAGTCGCTCGGGCGTGATGAGGTTCGTCACCGGTGCTTCCCCTTCGGCTTCGCTGAGCGGCGGACATCGGCGGTGAGGGCGGCCCGGACGGCGAGGACGCCGAGGACCCAGACGAGGGCTGCGGCGGCGGCGATCACGCGGCGGCCTCCTCGTCCACGGCCGTGAGCGGGCCGCCGGTGGCCTCGACGAGCCCGGTCTCCTCCGCACGCACCCACATCGGGCACGTGTCGACGTCGACGGCCTCCGGGACGTAGAGCTGCTCACCGGCGGCGTTCCGGCCGGCGGTGAGCCAGCGCGAGCCGTCGGCGGCCTGGACGAGGCGGGAGGGTTCGGTCTCGGGCGGGAGTTGGGTACGGTGTGCCACGGTTCCTCGATTCGTGGTTGAGGTGCCGAAGACGGGGCGCCGAGGCCATGGCCCGGCCTCGGACGACCCCGGTGGATCAGGAAGCGCGCGCGCCCTTGGGGCGGATCTGCGCGAGGGACCGGGGCGCTGCGTCGGCGGCGGCGGCGCGAGGCCGACGCCGGTGCAGTTCCTTGATCTCGGTCAGGTCCGCATCGTCGAAGACGACGGCGGCGCCGATCTTCTGGTGGGGCAGCCGAGCCAGGTTGTCTGTGAGGTACCGCTCCGCGCAGCCGAGGAGCTCGGCCGCCTCGGGGACCCTGTAGTTCCGGGGGAAGCTCATCGGCCGGTCCTCTTCTTCATCGAGAGGTCCCTGTCCGTCGCTCGCAGCTCGCTCTTGAGGGCGGCGTACAGCCGGGCCGAGGGCTGGTTCCGCCCGCGTTCCACGTTGTAGATCGCCCACTTCGTGCAGCCCGCGGCCTCCGCGATAGCGACAACGGACTTGCCACGCTTCTCGCGGAGGCGGCGGACCTTTCGGCCGTCAACCTGGAGGCTCAACATGACTCCAACATACTCCAACGTTGGAGTTGGTCAAGCTCATATCGTTGCGACCTTGTCCAAGGTTGGCGAATCTGGGGTCCAACGTGGCACCAGGTTGCGGAATCGCGTCAACCAGTCGCGGTGGTGTCGTGAAATCCGGCCACGTGGCCGGGACGCCATTGGAGGACTTTGGAGTCTGGCTGTAGCTTGGCCGCATGACGGAGGCTGGGTACGGAGCCAAGGAGCTCGCAACACTCGGCGGCACGGTGGAGCGCTTCATTGCCGAGCATGCGCTGCAGTTCACCGAGGTCGCGGAGCGCGGTGGCTTTTCCATTGAGACCCTGGCCAAGATCCGCAGGGGGGTGCGCGTCAGTTCCGTCACGTATCGGAAGCTGGAGCGCGCTCTCGGCTGGGCCGCGGGAAGTGTGGCGGCAGCGGCCGCCGGCGGTGAGCCGACCGTTGAGACTGCCCCGCCGTCACCGGCGTCGGTGCCGGCCGAGGAGCCGCTCGACCCTCAGGCAGCCGCGATTCTCACGATCCTGGACGGCCTGCCCGTGCGCGTTCAGGCCGAAGTCCTCCGCCGGTTGGGCGATCGCATCCCGCCCGAAGCTCGACGCACAGCCTGACCGTCCCTATCTGGCCCTTGCGGCCGCTTGTGGTGCCCGACCTGCGGTGTTCTCCTCCGTGTTCCCGCGGGAACACGGAGGAGAGTCCAGACGGGCCCGGACGGGTGCGAACGGGCGAGGACGGGTTAGAACGTAGAGGTCAGCGCATCGCCGCAGGTCAGATAGGTTCTCGGAACAGGTTCGAGTCCGGTTCCGGGCACCACCCGGGCCCCAGGTGTCACGCCTGTGGCCCGGCGGAGCCCCTCACTCACCGAGTGGCCCCCCTCGCACCCCGCGACGACCCGCTCGAAGATCGAAAACGTACGGGAAAAGATCCTCCCCGAGCACTAGAGAGTTTCTTTTGCCTACGCATTACTCTTGACGCGAGGCCGCGCGCATGCGGCACGCCATGGAGGAGTGAGATGAGGAGCAGCAACCCGGTCTTCTCGCGACGGGGGTTCAGCCGCGACAACGGCACCGCGGGCTTCAACGGCCAGCAGCCGCAGGCCGGGGGCCCCGCCGTCGGGACCAACCCGTACGCCGCCGGCAACCCGTACGCCGAGGGCGCGACGAACCCGTACGCCACCAACCCGTACGCCCCGCAGGACACGCAGCTCGGCGCCCCGCAGCAGGCCCGCGGCAACGTGATGACGATCGACGACGTCGTGAGCCGCACGGCCATGACGCTCGGTACGGTCGTGCTCACCGCCGTCCTGTCCTGGCTGCTCCTGCCGGTCGACTCCGCCAACCTGGGCAAGTCCTACGGCATCGCCATCGGCGCCGCCCTGGTCGCCCTGGTGCTGTCGCTCGTGCAGTCCTTCAAGCGCAAGCCGTCGCCGGCGCTCATCCTGGGCTACGCGGCCTTCGAGGGCGTCTTCCTCGGTGTCATCTCGGCCGCCGTCTCGACGTACATCGCCGACGGCGTGGTCATCCAGGCGGTCCTCGGCACGATGGCGGTCTTCGCCGGCGTGCTGGTCGCCTACAAGATGGGCTGGATCCGGGTCAACCGGCGCTTCTACGGCTTCGTGATGGCCGCCGCGATGGGCTTCATGCTCCTCATGGTGACCAACCTGCTGTTCGCCGTGTTCGCCGGCGGTGACGGCCTCGGCTTCCGCAGCGGTGGCCTCGGCATCCTCTTCGGTGTCATCGGCATCATCCTGGGTGCCTGCTTCCTCGCCCTCGACTTCAAGCAGGTCGAGGACGGCATCACCTACGGTGCCCCGCGCGAGGAGGCCTGGCTGGCCGCCTTCGGCCTCACCATGACCCTGGTGTGGATCTACCTGGAGATGCTGCGTCTGCTGTCGATCCTGCAGGGCGACGACTGA